TTAATGTGCAGGATATGCTTTCTGGAAAGAAAACTCTTTCTGATAAAGAAATAAATCTTCTGTACAACGAGTCCATTAAACAAGCAACAAAAGATGCTAATGCTTATTTGCCTAAGGCGGGTAGACAGCCTCCAATAGTCCAAAAGATTTTGCTAGATATGGCATTTAACCTGGGCAGAACCAAACTTAATAAGTTCAAAAACATGAGAAGTGCTTTAATGGAAGGTGACTACAATAAGGCCGCTGATGAAATGGTAGACAGCCTTTGGTATAATCAAGTTGGAGATAGATCCAAAAGACTAGAAGATATGATGAGATCCGCAGCAAAATGAATATAGAAGAAGACCTAAACACATTATCTCACTACGAACATTTTGCAAGATTTGTTCAGTTAATTAACTCTTTTAGAGAAGAGTGCATAGCTGAAATGCACGAAGCCGACACGGACAAACTTCAACAGCTTGCAGGACGCATTATTGCTTACGATCAGATTATGCAAATGACTGACTGGCAAAGTCTTCAAAAGAAATTTTCGTCTATCCTGTAGCACAAAAAAAGTGTGCTATAATTAGGCTTCGCCATCGCTCGGCGTTAAGGAGTGGAAACAATTATGTCTAACGAAGTTATCTCGGTTGACTCTGAATCCGAACAAAAATCAGTGGGAAATATAACAGCGCAGGAGTTTGCCCTCCAGCGCTTAGAACAAATTCAAGGAGATCAGACTGAAAATAATCAGGAAGTTCAAGCAGAAGAAGTTCTAGAAGAATCGGTTGAATCCGAAGAAGAAACTATTCAGGAAACTGGAAGTAAACCTTCTGAAGAAGAAACTGAAAATGTTCTTTCACAGTACAACTTAGATGATTTATCTGAGGGCGAGATTAAAGATCTTGCTGAAAAGCTTGGTAGTAGAGCCGTAGCTCGCTTTGGCGAACTTACAGCTAAACGTAAATCAGCAGAAGAAGAACTTGATAGAGTAAAACAATCATTAAAACAAGATCCCTTGAAACAGAAAACGGAAGATGTCCAAGACAATCCGTTTAACGATGTTCGGGATATTAAATCGTTACAAGAAAAGGCCAAAGAAATAAATGATATTATTGAATGGTCTGAAGATGTTTTATTCGAATCAGATGATTACTCTGCTCATGACGATGTTACTGAGCTAGATGGTAAGAAAATGACTAAAGCAGAGGTAAGATCTGCTTTAAAAAACGCTCGTAAATCTAGGGATCTTTATCTTCCCGATCAACTTAAACAAATTCAAAAAGCTGACAATGCCAATGATCTTAAAAAAGAACTTGGTGAAAAAGCTTCTAAAGAATTTGAATGGTTAAATAAGGAAGATAATGAAACACGTAAGGCATTTTTTAGTATTGCTGCAAATCAAGATTTGCAAAGTGTGTACAAAAAATACCCTGTGCTAGGTGCAGAGCTTCCGTATATTATTGCTCATGGAGTAGATAATATATACGCTCGTAAAACAATACCTGGTACTCCTGCTAAGTCAGGAACTAAACCCAAGATTAATCCTCCTAAAAGTTCTTCACCTTCTTCTGCTATGCCAGAGCAAGGCCAAAGAAAATCATCTAAAGTACTAAAAGATTTATCTTCACGATTCAAAAAAAGCGGCAATAAAGATGACTTCATTTCACTAAGAACCAAACAATTATCTAGAAAATAAAAAAATGGCATTCTCAGATACATTCGATACAACAAATCCTGGTTCGGCTGTTTCCAATCGTGAAGACTTGATGGACGTTTTGACCATCTTGGCTCCCGAAGAAACTCCCGTACTTTCATCCGCATCTAAATCACGAGCAAACGCTACGTTTGTTGAGTGGACTGTAGACAGTCTTTCTTCTCCCAGTACTACTGGTATAGCAGAAGGCGCTGACGTTACTACGTTCACCGACCAATTCAGTGGCCGCGCTCGTCTAGGCAACTACGTTCAGAAGTTCCGCCGCGACTATATGGTTTCCGATTTACAGGAAGCTGTTGACTCTGTTGGACCTGCTAAAGTAGCACAAGCCGAAGCAAAGGCAATCCGCGAACTAAAGCGTGACATTGAAGCCACTCTCTGCTCTACCAACGACCGCTCTGCGGAAGATGGAGCTGGAACGGTTTACAAGTTGCGTGGACTAGGTGACTGGATTGACTCCGCAGGACCAGCTGATGTTCCTGCTGCGTTCCGAACTCCCGCTGCTAGCATTCACTCAGCTGGTGCTTTCACGGAAACAGTGTTCAACAACCTAATCACCTCTATTTTTCGTGTTACGGGAGCTAGCAATGGTTTAACTTTGGTTGCTGATACTGCCCTTCGCCGCATCATTAGCGACTTTGCTCGCCTTGATCCAGATGGTTCCGGTGCTGGAACTTCTATCCGTAACGTAAACTACAATGGTGACGTAGCTCAGATTAAACTTTCTGTTGAAGTTTATCAGTCTGACCACGGCACGGTTGCTATTATTAACGGAAATCCTGATTGTATGCCCGACACGACCAACCAGGATACTGGTTATTTGGTTCACCCAGAATATTACGGTGTTTCCGAGTTGATCCCAATGGGCAGTGCACGTCTACCTAATCAAGGTGGTGGCGAGCGAGGATTTGTTGACTGCGCGCTTACGCTCGGAGTTTATCATCCTGGTGCTCATGGCAAAATAACCGCAATCGCATAAGGAGGTAAATTATTATGGCTATTGAACTAAAGAAAGTACAAAACATTGAAACCCTAGCATTGGGCTTCAATTATGAAGCTTCTATTGACTTGTCTACGCTTGGCACAGCCGCTGGTTCAGCGACTGCTGTTGACATTCAGGTTGGTGAAGCTGCTATGGCTGGCGGTATCTTCGGAGCTGCAATCATTGTTGACGAGCTTGTTGTCGGACCGAGCATTACGGATGCCACAATCGCTATCGGCGATGATGGTGACGCTGATGGTTTCGTTGACGAAGTTGACGTTTTCAGTGACAGCGGGAACTTAGGCAAAATGTTCGCCAACACTGGCGCACTTGCTGTTGCAGGTTTTCATCTTGCTAGTGCTGTTGATCTCACCTTTAACTTCACGGGTGAAGGACCAGACGTAGCTACTGCTGGGAAGATTCGTCTTCTTATGAAGTACTACCCTACCGCAGGACAGTTGTTTGCATCATAATTAAATAATCAATTAATTATTGAGGGAGGTCAGGTCAATTCTGGCCTCCCTTTTTTGTAATGAATATTGTTAAATGCCAAGGATTGAACTGTGATGTTAGATCATCTTGCAGTCGCTATTACCCCATAGAGGTATCTGTTGACGAAGGAAAATCGTTTATTTTTGTAGCAAAAAACCTTCATAAATTTTTTAAAAGCTGTTTATTCTTAAAGGAGAAATGAATATAATTACTAAGATACCGACATACTCAGACGGAGAAGTGAACCAAGCTTTTATGAGAGAAATCCAAATGGGTTTCAAAATGGAAAGAGCCAAGGAACAGGATCGCATTAATGCCACAGCCCAAGAAGCAAAAACAAATGTGGGAAAAACTCACCCAGTATTAGGCAAATGCGTTGCCAACATTCCCGCTAGAGAATACTTTAGAATGGTTAAAAACTACGGAGCAGAAACTGTAACAAGCACAGAGTTTTTAAAATATTATAATAAAAAGTTTCCCGAACTTAGTCCAAATAAAGCGTAATGCAAAACAGAGCCAACAAAGATTTATTTGATTTGATTTCTGCACTTTCTGGTAATTCAGACTTTACTACGCAGGAAATATCTCATTTGTTGGCCTTGGCCAATAGGAGGTTTTCTCAAGCTTACAACACCACTCCATACTGGGTTAGGTATTTAACTGTTGGTGAAGAGAGAACTATTGCAAACTCCATAGTCCCTTTTACTCAAACCAGTAAAACCGACATAGGAGAATTTATTAAGATAAATCGAGAACAACCTTTCCTAAGAAACTCAACTATTGATTTTGAGTTTTTTATAGAAAGCGATGGGGCTCATGTAATTAACCTTACGGCTTCTGATGCTACAAGCGTTTTTGTTACTTATAGAAAACCTCTTACCCTTTTAACAACCCTAGACAAAGACGGAACCGGTGGAGAAACTGAAGTTCCTAACGAATATTTTTTGTTTATGGCCCATGCAACTTACGCCGATTTTTTACGCATGGACGGGCAGCACTCAAAGGCAGGTTTTGAGGAAGAGTTTGCCAATGGATTTTTAGATGAATCACTAGACAACCCACAACAAGTTTATAACAACAACACAATCGGACAGCGTTTTAGAACGCACGTATCCCAACAATCACGATAAATGAACTCAAGAACATCCAACTTATACATCGGGAACGCAAACCCGAACGGAACTTCAGAAAATCTATCAGCAGCAACCTCTGGTTC